AAGAAAAACAACAGGTGAAAATCCTAAAGTATATGTTTATGCAGTAGTTCCTTATAAAGTCCATAGTAGTGTGTTTAGTGGTACTTCACAACCTTCAGTTGGATTAGAAAAACGTAAGAAGCAAGCCGCAAAGCGATATGATTATATCTATACTGGAAAAAATGACGATATTATAGATTTTGATATTAATTTTAATAATGCTTTTTACAATGCACTACAGCCTAATATAAACGGCAGCGGTGATGCAAAAAATGTTGCTAGAGACAGCGCAAACGCCAGCACTCCGGAAACTTATGTACCGGCAGACGGTAATACCGAAGGTAGTGGATTTTCTGATCCTTCTACATTAGAAGATGTTAATAATTCTGGCACCGGCGGCGGTGGCGGCGGCGGGGTAGAATCACCAGCAGTCAAAGTTTCAAGAATGTTCAATGACGCGATAGTAAATAGTGCTGTTGATATGATTACAATGGATTTGACTGTTTTAGGCGATCCTTATTATCTAGCAGATAGCGGCTTAGGAAATTATAGTTCGCCTGCTGCTGCTAGAGGGTACACTTCAGACGGTTCAATGGATTATCAACGTAGCGAAGTTGAAGTAGATGTTAATTTTAGAACACCAATTGATTACAATGATGATGGCGGAATGACATTTCCTCAAAGAGGTACCGAGCCTGTAGGACAGTTTAGTGGTCTTTATAAGGTGTTAACTGTTCAAAATACTTTTTCAGGCGGAAAGTTTACTCAAGTTTTAAGTTTGCTTAGAAGGAAAAAACAAGACGATGCGAATATTGCTGGCGTAGCTGGCGATGAAAATAAAGCAGTAGTATCAGGACCTGAAGGGAATGTAGACAAAAATGTTATAACCCCAGCATCGGCTACTGAGACAACTTCGACAGCGTTCGTAGGTCCTCCAGGACCGGTCTAAGGAATAATTTAATGGAGAAATATAGATGGCAGTAGACGGACGTTCAAGTAGACAATCACTAGTAATAAGTCCAGGGCCCTATGAAGCTCTTGTAGTATCTCATCTAGATCCTAAAAGAATGGGATCGTTGCAGGTTGAGTTATTAAAAAATAGTTCAGCAGGTAACCAGTCAGAGCGGTCTGGACAAATTGTTACAGTTCAATATATGACTCCATTTGCAGGAGTAACACCAATTAATGCAACGACTACTAAGGACGATTTCCAAGGTACGCAAAAAAGCTACGGTATGTGGATGGTACCTCCGAGTCCAGGAACAAAAGTTCTTGTTATGTTTGCAGAAGGAAATATTGCAAGAGGATACTGGATTGGATGTATTCAAGACACATATCAAAATTGGATGACTCCGGATCCTTGGGCTGGGTCGGAATATAATAATACTGACAGCACTAAAAAACTTCCAGTCGGTGAGTATAATAAAAGATTATCATCAGGTCTTGGAACAAATCCATCAAATTATCAAAAACCAGTTAATACAGATTTTTATACTATTCTTGGCCGACAGGGGCTTGTTGATGACGACATTAGAGGACCTGCTAATAGTTCAAGTAGACGCAATTTACCAAGCAGTACATTTGGTATATCGACACCAGGGCCGCGTGATAAGCGCGACGGTGCACCACAAAGTTCTATAGGAACTTCGGAATCTAGTACTCAAACGTTTACAAGCATTCTAGGTGGCTCTAGTTTTGTAATGGACGATGGTGATGAGCGATATATACGAAATAGTTATGCTAGCCAAGATGCAATGGTCTACACTGATGTTATTGCAGATCCGCAAGCAACTACTGGAATAAAAACTATCCCCAAAGGCGAATGTGTAAGATTACGTACTCGTACAGGCCACCAAATTTTAATGCATAACTCCGAAGATTTAATTTACATTGCAAATGCTAATGGATCTTCGTGGATTGAATTAACAGGCAATGGCAAGATTGATATCTATGCACAAGATAGTATTAGTATTAGAACTCAAAACGATTTAAACATAAGTGCTGATAGAGATATTAATATGACTGCTGCCCGTGACATTAATATGAACTCTGGTAGAGATTACAAACTTACTGTTTCAAATAATAGTGATGTTAAAGTTGGAGTAGATCATAAATTAGATGTTGGTGCAAACAATGATATCTATGTTGGTGCAGACCAAAAGCTATTTGTAGGTGCTACACGCAACACAATAGTTACCGGTGCTCATACTATATCAAATAACGCAACATTAGATGTAACTACAACAGGCGCACATACTGAAACTAATTCTGCAACACTTAGTACTAATACTGTAGGTGATAGAAAAGATACACAAGCAAACTTAGATCTAAGCACCGGCGGATATAACTATCTTACATCTGGTGCAGCTACAGATATTAATGCATCTGGCAACATAACTCAAACTGGTACAGAAATTCATATGAATGGTCCAGCAGCAGCAATCGCAGCAACAGCTGGTGATGCAGCAACCGCAGCAACAGCACTAGTTGCAGCACCAGCTCTATGGCCAGTGCGTGTTCCAGTACACGAACCGTGGACAGGACACGAGCATTTAGATCCAGGAACATTTGGTCCAAACTTTACACAAGCAAGCGACTCGCCAAGTCCTTCACTAAGAGAATCAACTCCGCAACTTGCTAGTGATTCTGACTTAGCTGGAAGTGGTGCTGCTACGGGACAAACAGTTAGTGCAGCAAATATTAATGGCCCGCAAACAGTTGTTCCAGGCCAAGTAGGACCTGTTGGTAATCAACCTGCTAAACCAGTCGAAGTTACATTATTGCAGCAATTCTTTTTAAGTGAGCTTATTAAAAAGATAGGACTAGACCCTGTTAATGCATTAAACTCAGCAGATCCAAACAGACTAGCCGAAGGAGAAACTGCGGGTAATGCAGAAGCATTAGGTATGGCAATGGCACAAATACAAGCAGAGTGTGGATTTAAACCAAGAAGCGAAAACTTAAATTATAGAGCTTCTACTCTAAGAAGAGTATTTCCAACTCGTGTTAAAACAGATGCATTTGCACAAGAACTTGCAGCAGCAGGTCCTGCTGCTATTGGTAATACTATTTACGGCAATCGTTATGGAAATGCACAAAACGAAGGATACAAATACCGTGGTAGAGGATTAATTCAGTTAACATTTAAAGGGAATTATGAAACATACGGCGGAAAAGCAGGTGTTCGACAAATTGTTGACAACCCTGATCTTGTAAACGATCCAGAAATTGCTGTAAAAATTGCGTGTGCATATATTCAATCAAAAAGTATAACTTGGACTAGTGCTAACTTTGGTACACTAGGAGAGCAATTCCGTAAAGCAGTTGGCTATGCAAACCAAGGTGGCAAAGAAACTACTAACCGCATTGGTTTAGGTAAGGGATTTGCAAGTAAAATTATAACTGGAGATTTAGTTCCAGTAGCAAGCATTACAACTGAGCCAGCAGGCACAAACATTGAAGCTGGAAACCGGGTAGATCCTAACGTAGCTGGCGCACAATAAATTTAAGGTAAATATAGTTATGAGCACACAAGAGAAAAAACTATACAAAGATATAACTGTAAAGGGTAATAAACGACCTATTGCGCCTGTTGCAAGTCGTGCTTATAGAGGTATCTCAACAACAAATCCTGAAAATACTGGCTTCAATCTTTATGATATTGCTCTTATAAAACAAGATATTATAAATCATTTTCACATTCGTGTAGGCGAAAAATTAGAAAATCCTGAATTTGGCACTGTTATTTGGGACGTATTATTTGAACCTATGACCGAAAATTTACGAGATGCAATCTCAAGTAATGTTACAGACATTATTAATTACGACCCTCGGGTACAAGTAGAGCAAGTCACGGTAGACACATACGAAAGCGGCATTATAATAGAATGCACACTAACTTATTTGACGTACAATATATCAGAAAGTATGCGTATGAAATTTGATGAAGATAATTCAATTTTAACTTAAAGAATTATATACGCACTTATCTAATTCTAATAAATACTGTAACACATAAAAGGAAGCAAGTATGTCGACTACTGATAGACAAAATAGATTATTACTAGCGGAAGATTGGAAGCGAGTCTATCAGTCTTTCCGTAACGCAGATTTCCAAAGTTTTGACTTTGATAATCTACGTCGAACAATGATTTCGTATTTACGAGAAAATTACCCAGAAGACTTTAATGATTATGTAGAGTCTAGTGAATACCTAGCATTGATTGATCTTATTGCTTTCTTAGGTCAAAATATTAGCTTCCGTATTGACTTAAATGCTCGTGAAAACTTCTTAGAACTAGCAGAACGCCGTGAGAGCGTATTACGTTTAGCAAGATTGCTTTCTTATAACCCTAAACGTAACCAAGCAGCAAATGGATTATTGAAATTTGAAACAGTTAGTTCTACTGAAGAAATATATGATTCAAATGGTACTAACTTATCTGGCCAGACAGTTATATGGAACGATATTTCAAATCAAGATTGGTACGAGCAGTTTATCAAAATTCTTAATTCTGCACTTCCAGTAAACGGTGTTGTTGGACGTCCAAACAAAAAAGACACAGTAAATGGCATAAGTGCAGAGCAATACAGAGTAAACGGAATTAATACAGATGTTCCAGTTTTTGGTTTTACTAAAAGCGTTGATGGTAAATCAACACAATTTGAAATTGTAAGTACTGACATTGATGACGGCACCATTGCTGAAGAAGCTCCGTTACCAGGTAGTAATTTTGCGTTTCTTTATAGAGATGACGGCCAGGGTGCTGGCAGCAGCAACACTGGCTTCTTTGCACATTTCCGCCAAGGACGTTTAGACCAAGGCGACTTTAATATTTCAAAACCTTCATCGAATCAAGTAGTTGCAATTGACGCTGTTAACGTTAACAATTCTGATACTTGGTTGTACAAACTTGATAGTATTGGAAATGAATCAGAACTATGGACAAAAGTTGACGCTGTAGAAGGCAACAATATTGTTTACAATAGTTTAAGTAAAAATATAAGAAACATTTATTCAGTACTAACAAGAGTTGAGGATAGGATTAGTTTAATCTTTGCAGATGGTACTTTTGGAGAGTTACCAAAAGGTAATTTTAAAGTATACTACAGAGTTAGTGATAATAGACGATTTGTAATTACTCCACAAGAAATGATTAATATCACCATTTCAATACCTTATCAAAGTAAAACTGGATCTAGTGAAAACCTTACCATTGGTTTAGAATTAAAATATAATATCGATAATGCAACAAATTCAGAATCAAACGATGAAATAAAGGCTAATGCTCCTGCAACATACTATACACAAAATAGAATGATCACAGGCGAAGATTATCAAGTTGCTCCGTTAGCTATAAGTCAAGAAATTATTAAAGTAAAAAGTGTAAACAGAACATCAAGTGGTATTAGTAGATATTACGATTTATTAGATGCCACAGGAAAATATTCACAAACTAATCTTTATGGTAAAGACGGCATAATTTATAATCAAACACTTACTAGTAAAGAACAATTTACATTTTCAACTAAAACTGATATCGAAGGTGTTATCAAAACTCAAATTGAAAAAATATTAAAAAATTATAAAGTTAAAAACTTTTATTATTCTCAATTTGCAAAGATATTAGTAGGCGACCTTGGTGCAAGATGGAACCAAGTTACAAAAGCTACAAACATAACTACTGGATATTTTACAGATACTGATCAAAGTAAACTTAGTACAGGATCATTTACTGCATCAACCCTGCAATATTTAGAGCCCGGAGCAATGCTTAAATTTGAAGCACCTGCAGGGTACCATTTTATGCCTAATGGTACTATAATGGCAGGCGCAGCAACTCATCCGGGTGCAACTACTTATAAATGGACTAAAGTTGTAAGTGTATCCGGACCGGGTATTACTAATACTACAGACGGACAAGGACCAATTATATTAAACGATATTATTCCAGGTCCACTCAACGGCGATTTATCCACTGCTCCGCTGTTAACTGAAATTAAACCATTATTTACTACAGAAATTGAAACTCAAATACAAACACAAATTATTGATCAAGTGTTTACTTACAAAACATTTGGTCTTAGATATGATTTCCAAACAAATACCTGGCGTGTAATATTAGCAAGTGATCTTGCTATGCGTTCTCCGTTTAGTACTGGTAAAACTGGTGACTTGTCCAGTCAAAATTTAGATGCAAGTTGGATTTTATTATTTGAAACTGACGGCGAAACATATACTATTA